TCGAAGTCATCCGATAACGCAATAGGTTGCCCATTTATTAAAAGTTCTATCATAATACTTGAGCCTTGTCTATAAAGCTATGTTCTACCTCTAAGGTCAAATTGAATACTTTGTCGTTTATGTGGTATCTCTGCTCGTAGTCGCTTGTCCTTACGTTTATAGGAATCAGCTCAGTGTCATACATCCAAACACGAGGCGAGTTAATTAATTGCTTTAGCCATACCGCTTCTGCCTCTGTTATAAAGTCAGAGTTCAAAGTAGTGACCTGAGTCATTTCATTATAGTAGTCGCTCTTGCTATGAACTGACCTGTCAAATGTGTAAGACGTACCGCTAAGTGTATAAGGGTTTTTTCTGTAGGTATTTTTTACACTCGTAAAATTGTCACGCCTAACCTTATTGAATCGGAAGGACTCAACCGCTCCATATTTGTTCAGAAAGAATAAATCTACAGAGTTGTATTTAGAGCATCGGTTGTCTATGTTAATTGTGTAAACCGCACCTATTGTATTTCCGCCTGATGCCTTTGGCGTTATTGTGTATGACGTTGTACCGCTTGGGATACCGCCTGGTATGTTTGCCCCAATCGGAAAGCGAGTGATGTCGTGAGTTGTGCCAGTAACTTGTGCAGTTCCGCCACCGCTATAGCTAATATCCAAATAATCAATATTAGAGTTGTGCAAAGCGTAAAGCCAATCTTTTTGATTTTCATGAATCCGTTTTGAGGTTAGACTTGTTAGAAAGTTAGCAGTTGAGCCACTTGCCATCAGATAGTCATCTTGCGAATAGTTAATAAACGCTAATGGATGTAGTGCAGCGTTCCAAACTGTATTGCCGGTCACGTCTGTTACGCCTGTGCTTACCTGAATGTCTGCCGTTGCTCCTGAGCTATACTCATACCCAAAGCTTAACGTGTAATCAAAGTAGGAATTAGTGCATCCGCTTGAGTTGGTATCCTCATAGTTCCAGTCATAAGTGGTATAAGCACTCAGAACTTTTGAGATATTGAATACACCTTTGTCAGTAGTACCGAAGTAAGGAGGCACTTTCAAACGGCTTAATAGAGTTCCGCTTGTATTCTTGACATCGCAAATAAATTTGAAATTGAAGTTGCTCGTTATTCCCGTACTGGTCTCTTCTACAACCCAAAGATTATCGTTGTTTGATGGTTGGTAAGTGCCACTAACCTGATGTGTTCCTGTTAAAGCCATTTTATATAATTAACAAAAGTAGAGTATTGACCTTTTTTAAAGCATTTCATTCAGACAGGCACAAACATAAGACTCAAAGCCTTTGGATGCTGCACCTTCTAAACGCTTCATTCTTTGCTTTGTAATGGTGTTGTGAAACGCTAAGGTATTTAGAAACTCAATAATTGGCATCTTTAGAATAGTGTCCCATTCTTGCCGTCTACCACCTGCTAATCTATCTATGAGGCTAAGCCATCCGAAGACATCGCCTTTGCTTTCTCCGTCTCCTCCTTCAAATAGGTTAGGGTAGCGTTTAATAATTTCGGATAGAGAGCCGAAAAAAAAAGAGCGTAATTATAGAAGTTTACAATCGGTAGGCTCTTGAAGTTCTCAACCTTCCAAGTATAATCGTCCTCTATTTTGCGACCGAAAATATTTACTCTGTATGACAAGCACCCGATAATCTCATGCAACGCCTCAATTTTATCTTTGTTCGCTAATTCTTGCAACTCAATAAAGTGGTGAGCTGACATTTCACGAGCTGACTTAATAAGCCTGAAACGTCTGCCATTGTGTTTAAATTTAAAAGTGAGGTTTTTCTGAGGAATCTCATTTAGAAACGAAAGGTCTACTTCTCTAAGTTGGTCGATAGTCCATTTGTTAATCTCCTCAATAGGTACGTCTTTGATAATTGCTATCGTATACGCAACCTTACGAATAGGGTTGTCCTCGTCTAATTGTTCGATTCTCTGAATCTTGTCTATTGTAATATCGTTCCAGTTCATATGTCTATATTGTATTCGCCCATTCGTTCAATTAGAAAGTCTTTAGCCTCGTACAAGGCTTGTAAAACTTCCTCAGGCGTTCCATCAGGTGCGTACTTTGTATGTGTTCTTAGATAGTTGTATATATCGTGTACAACTGAATAATACTTGTGACCGTTTAAACACATTTCTAAATCATGCTCCTCGTCTGCTGAAAATTCTATAATTGTTTTAGGCATAGTAAAATACTCCTTTTTTATTATGTTGTTTGCAATCCCAAGCTAAAGCCAAACTCATTACTGCATCATCGTGGAGACCTTGCGGTGCAGTATATCGTACTCCAGTTCGGGTGTATTCAAATTCAAAGTTACGCATTTCATCTTCTATTATCCCATTCGGGAATCTAATTTGCGTTTGTTGAACTGCTACTACTAAGCCTTCTATAAGTTGTTGTTTAGATTGACTTGTAAATTTGAAACCTTTGATTCTTGGGTGATTTCTTTGCAGTTGCTCCACAATCGGGTCTCCTACGCCCGTACTATCCACATAAGCAGGTGTATTGCCTACTACTTTGGAAACAGATGCTAAAGTCTGAGACCAATCCTTTTGAAATCTGTCAAAGTAGCAAACCTCACCATTCTCATTTAATCCAGTTATCACCGTCCAGTCAGTGTATTTAGCCAAGTCAATGCCATAAGCCACAGGGGTCCCTGATAGGGTGTTATTTATGCAGTTGTCAATATTGCTATATCCAAATGGATTAGAATTATCATCGGCAGGTTCAGCCAAGTACAACTCCTTAAATACATATTCGGGTAAGTCTCGTTTTGCCTGTTCAACTTCATCAGCTTGTAGTATTCCTTCTTTGACTGCATCGTATGCCGTAATCTTAAAATACTCCATATTAGGGTCTCCGCTTTTTGCTCGTTCGCCTATCTTATAGAACCAATTCTTTTTACCCTTGACGTTACCAATCATTTTGCATTTGCCTTGAGTAGCCGTAAGCGTAGAACGTAGTGCATACCATGACTCCTCTCTTGCTCTACTTGCCTCATCAAATACCGCAGCGTAAACGTCATCCCCATAAAGGTTATCGGGCTTCTCTGCTGATTTAAACTCTATCCTTGAGCCTATCGGTGTAGTCAATACCAATTTACTCTCGTTTGAGTTAAAGAAGTCAGGTATATTGACCTGGTTCTTCATACGCCTAAATGCAATCTCAGCCTGTTGGTAAACAGGTGCAACCCACCATACCGCTTGGTTAGGTTTTAGTAGTAGTGCTTGTTCAAATAACCATATAATATGCGAAGCCGTTTTACCCGTCTTAGTAGATGCTGCCGTAATAGTATAACGTGCAGGGCTGTCTAAGATAGCCGTTTGGTAACTTGTCAGCTTCGGTCTTGTATAATTAATGTCCATTTACTACACTCTGTAATACTTCAAACCTTGTGTGGTTAATCGCTGCGATATTATGGTAGACATCACAGTAGGCATGGTTAATCAAACCTATGTCTTTACTTTTCTCACTTTCTATGAGTTTAGTAAGTGGTGTACTCCAGTCGTTTCCCTCCACAAAGAAAACCCCTAAGTTACTGCGATGATTGGTATAGGGTTCTACCTTGCTAACCAATATAGGCAACTTATATGCTGCTGCTTCTACTATTTTCAGCTCAGACTTATAGCGGTTGAATTTAGTATTTGTAAGCGGTGCAAGTACAATGTCAATCTCAGAATAGTAAGTTCCATAGATGTCGGCTCTCGTGCCTTCTCTTACTTCAAACCACTTAGGTCTGTTATGAGGATACTCGCCTGTAATCGCTCTCTCCATTTCAACCCATAATTTAGAATTTGGGTGATAGCCGCACATTAGAAATCTATATCCGTATTTCTCGCAAATTGGTTTAATCTGACCGCTTAATAGTTTCAAATCTTCTAGATGACTAATACCACCTACCCACCCAATTGTCTTAGGGTGAACTATCTCAGCGTTCCATTGTCTTTGAATTGAGTCTACTGCATTGGGTAGAATATAGACGTTCTTGTTAATCTCCTTAATCTTCTCTGCGAGTTGTGGAGTTGTGCAAGTTACCGCATCTGCGTAGTGTATCGCATCCTTGACAGCATTCTTAAGGTAAGCCTTATAGAACTTGTATGCAGGGTTATAACGAGGTAATACCCAATAGTCATCGTTATCACATACAAAAGGGATTTTCTTCTTTGCTAAGATTGGTAGAATATTGTACTGCAAGTGACCAAGCCATCTGTTGAATACAACGACATCGTATTTCTCATAAGGCAAATCTGCCCATTCTTTTTTGTCTTGGCTAATATCTACAGTGCAGTCATAATCTAACTGTAAACGAGCATAGGGCGTATACAACCTATGGAAGGATACGCCACTCATGCCGTCAAACAAAACTAAGATTTTCAAAATGGGTTCTCAGGTTTGGGTTTTGGTACTGCAACGTAGTGCGTAGCCTTACTTTTTTCGTGTGGTGTCTTTAATCGTTGTACACGAATACGAACATCTCCATACTTGTTCTTTTCTAATTTGCCAGTGCGAATAGCCTGTTCAAACTTTTCTAAGTTAATCGTTACATTAACGCCATAGTCATCTGACCAAGCGTTTCCTAAAAATGTGATTTCTTCCATATATATTTTACCTTGTGGTTTGTCAAGTTTTTTACATAATTTACTGGACTTTTTAAAACAGTGTTAATTGTTTCTTGTGGTCTTCTATTCGTTTCATTGCAGCGTTGTAATAGTCAGTATCTAATTCACAAGCGGTAAGGTCAAAGCCTAAGTCATGACAGGCTATTGCTATTGAACCTGAACCTAAGTGAGTGTCAAGTATTTTATCGCCATCGTTTGCATAGTTAGTTAATAGCCATTTATATATTTCAATAGGTTTACTTGTTGGGTGGAATGATTTTTTTTTATCATATCTTGCTTTTGGGTTTTCAAAACCTTGAAAATTACCACAACTTGTAAATCTTAAAAATTTGTGTTTAATATCCATATTAGTCCAAGCTAACTCAAATTCACCAACGTTTAATTTTTGATTGTATTTATATGTTTTATCCCAACATATCCACCCCTCGCTGTGTGGTAGATTAAAATAATTTCCACCCCATATTATTTGTGTTTTGCTTACTCTAAACAATTCTTGAAAATAAGAGTCGGTTGGCTTCATATCAATAGCATCCCATTTAGCTATATCAATCCCATAAGGTGGGTCTACAATAGCAAGGTCAAAATGATTATCCTCATAACGACCCATCAATTCCATATTGTCCTCGTTTGTAATTTTCATTAGTCTAATTTTAAAGTCACGTTTACTACTTTCTGCTCTACCGTAGCCTCTAATGATTCCTTAGGCTTACCGAATACTCGACTCAGCAAAGTATCCATAGAATAGAGTGAGCCTTTCTCATAGCTCTTAATGATAGCCTTTGCTACTGTCTTTTCTAACATGGTAGCCTCTTCGTTTTTAAGAACGTCTTTGATTTGCTTCTCATCCATTGCCATAATAGCCTGTATTGAATCGTTTACTTCAGACAAAGCATAGCCCTGCTCTTTCATCAGAGTGGTGAACTTTTTAGGTCTGCCGTTAGGATTATTTGTCTCCCCTTTTTCGGGTACTTTTAAAGTGCCTCCGTTTCTGCCTGGTATTTCCTTCATTACTTTGAACTTACTTTGTTTATGGTCTTATTATGCTTGTCTTTCAGGTAGTCTTTGTATTGCTTCTTATCGCCATAAAAAATATGACAAGGTCTGCAAACTGCCATGAGATTTTCAATCGTGTCTTTCTTACCTTGAGGGTCTCCACCTGAACCTCTTGCTTCTATATGATGAATATCGACTGCACGACCGCCACAAACTTCGCAGCTAATAAAATCGTTTATGTCGTATCCAAAGTGTTTCATATATATCTGAGTGTGTTTTTTCATTTACTAAACAAGAGTGACCAGTTAGTAGGTCTGTCTAACTTTTGTACAAAGGTAAAGCCACATTTTTCAAATAGCTCTATCCATTCATGTTCTTGCTTAATATTTATGTGACCCCAATCTGCATCCATAGGGTTTGTGTGTGGTGTACTGCTGAAATGGAAATAATTGCATTTAAGACGTTTTAAGAAAGGTTCTAAGCGTTCATCCTCTATGTGTTCCATTACTTCAATACAAGCGACTAAATCACCCTCTATTTGTATGCGAGTGAAGTCTGAGTAGAAGTACCTGGTTGCTACATCATACTGATGGGCGTATTTATGGTGATGAATGTTTGCATCGTAATAGTAGACTGTTTTACCAAATTCACGCATAGCCTTTGAGTAAGCACCTACTCCACCTCCTAAGTCTGTGAATGTTTCAAAGGGAATGAGGTCTGCTATGTACTTGGTTGTCTCTTTGTACATATTCAGAAAGTTGGCATTGTCTAAGTGTATGCCGTTTCTCATTTCCCATTCAAAACAGGTTTTGTCATTCCAGTTGCCGTTGAAGCTATTTCCTCCTTCTACGCTTTGGCTTTTGCTCATCGTCTGCTAATTGTGCTGATTGTAAACTTTCTGCTTTGATTACTAAACTTAGGACACCCTCTACTACGCAAGTAGAACACATTGGTAAAGGTCTTCCGTTTACCTCTGAGTATAATTCTCTTAGTGTTACGTTATCCTCAGGGCTAAGCTTGAAGACTTGGGTCTCTCTGAATATCATGTACGCAGGGCGTAGGACACTCATTGTAAATTGTATTTGTTCTTCGTTCATATATATTTATTTAAAATGGTTGCTATTGCTGCTGCTAAAAAAGCATAGGTAAAACCCTCTATCGTGTGAAAGTATAGAACCCCTAACCAAAAAGCCATACATAACTCACAAGTGAAAGGTTTTACCTGAAGCCTCCAAGTAAAGTTCCGCACAAGGATGACACCTGCTGATGCGATGCCCATAATCTCAATCAAAGTGTTTAGCATATTTATCGGTATATAGTTTATTTGCTGATTCTTTAATGAGTTTTAGCACCCTCCAAATTTCGTGTCTACTTATTCCTGTGCTTCTATTTATACTTCGTGCGTTCATGCGTTGTATTCCTTTCTCCTTATCGCCTTCTTTATACAACTGCCATATTTTTTGATGATACCAGTCAAGGTCTTTTAAAACTCTGTCTATACACAAAAGCATTAAGTCACCTTGAATCTCGTAGTCATCCTCTTCTATTTCTATGTTATCTATGTCCTCTGTGCCTATCGGGTTAATAAAGCACTTTGCAAAGTTAGTTCTCTTGCCGTAGTATTGGTTGAAAATGATTCTAATTATAAAGCCTTCCCAATATCCGCTATTGTATTTCTCCTCTATCCATTCGTCTTCTTTCTCGCATAGAATTACAAACAACTCCTGATACAAGTCACTTGCTAACTCCTTCCCGACTTTTACGCAAACATCCATTACCCAACCTTGAGACGTTAATTCAGATATTATTTGTTGCTTTTTAATATAACAAAGTTATTTTCTATTTTGCCCGACTTTTCAATAAGTTATTCACAATGATAGTGAATGGATATAGATTTATACTTGTCGATTGAGTAAACTTCCCAACCTGCTTTAACATATTTTTTCGCGTAGTAGATAACTTCTTTCTCCGTCATTAGCACAATGTGTACAAACTCTCGGTTTCTCCTCATTGTTAATTCTATCGATACACTCATTGTAAAATAGGGTTTCTTCTTTGTAGTTCATTTTTAGATAGTCCTCGTAATTATTTACCAGGTGTATTATAGTCGAGTGATCACGATTGATAAACCTTCCGATCCTTTTGTATGCCTTCTGTAGGTGATTGCGACAGATATAAGCAAACAAGGCTCTTGCCGTTACTATTTCCCTATGACGTTTGTGGCTGATAATGTCCTGAGGGAATACGTCAGTAACCTTACTTACTAAGGTAATAACGTCACCCATGTCAAGGTCAAACTTTGGAATTGTTACAGGCTGAATAATCATAGCCCGTAATTCTGCTATTTGTCGATTTAGCTTTTCAATTTTAGCATCATGTAGGAGCTTCACTCTCTCATGCTTTGCTTT